GTGCCCGAGCAGCTTTCAGCGGGCGCCTTCCCGGTGATGATCGACATCGCTGTGATCGCCGCCGGCCAGAACCTTCCGCGAGGTGCCGTCCTCGGCCAAGTCCAAGCGAGTGGCGAGTACGCGCTGTGCAAGGCCGCCGCCACGGACGGCTCCGAGGTGCCCTCAGCGATCCTCGATCAGGCCACGGATACCAGCAAGGGTGCCCAGGCGGCACCGATCCGACTGACCGGCGAAGTGCTGGCCACCCAACTCACTCTCGGCGAAGGGCTCTCCGCAGCGAAGGCAAAAGCCGCGCTACGAGCCTTGTGCCTGTTCGTTCGTTAACCGGAGTTTCCGATGGATATTTTTGATACCCGCACCATGCTTGAAGCGGTCGAGCAGATGCCGACTGCACGCCGCTTTCTGCTGAACACTTTTTTCAATGGCGGCACTCCGGTGACGTTTCCGACCAAAACCGTGGACATCGACATCATCAAGGGCAAACGCAAGATGGCGCCGTTCGTCAATCCGCGTCTGCCGGGCAGCCTGTCGCTGCGCGAGGGGTACACCAGCAGCACTTACGCGCCGCCGTACATTCAGCCTAAACGTGAGACCACTGCCGAGCTGGTGCTCAAGCGTGCGGCCGGCGACAACCCGTACGCCACCCGAACACCGCTGGAGCGTGCCGGCCAGTTGCTGGGCAAGGATCTGCGTGACCTGGACGACGAGATCGTCCGCCGCGAGGAGTGGATGTGCGCCCAGGCGCTGACCACCGGCAAGGTTCGCGTGATCGGCGAGGGCGTGGACGACACCATCGACTTCCTGATGGCCAGCGACCACCGGATCAGCCTCGGCAGCGGGCAATGGGGCACGTCCGACAGCGACCCCATCGGCAACCTGCGCAGTTGGAAACGCAAGATCGCCAAGGACTCCGGCCGCACGGCCAACACCGTGGCCATGAGTGGCGAAGCGCTGGACGCCTTCCAGTCCAATACGAAGGTGATGGAGCAGCTCAACACCCGCCGCGTCGACATGGGCATGATCAAGCCGGAGGAGCTGCCCGACGGTGTGACCTACTTGGGTTATCTGAACGATCCGGGCGTCGACCTGTACGGCTATGACGAGTGGTATCTGGCCGATGACGACGAAGGCGAAGAACTGCCGATGATCCCGGCCGGCGGTTTGATCCTCGGCTCAACTTCCACGCGCAATGCCATGCTCTACGGCGCGATTCAGGATCTGGAAGCCGTCGAAAGCGGTCTGGTTGAAGCGGCCCGCTTTCCGAAAAGCTGGGTCACGCAAGAGCCGAGCGCCCGCTGGCTGAAGTTGCAGAGTGCGGCCTTGGCCGGCCTGCTGGAGCCTGACGCTTTCATCTACGCCAAGGTGGTGTGACATGGCCAAAAAAGCTGAATACCTGGTGATCGACGGTTGCGTGCAGGACGGCCGAAGCGTGGTGGTCAAGGGCGAGCCCTACAGCCCACCCAGTAAAGACGTGGCGGATGCGCTGTTGGCTGAGGGGCGCATTGCCGCAATCAAGGATCCGCGTGCGCAGCAATTGCTGCGAGACAACCCAGGCACAGTCGACGTCGTCGACGACGGTGAGTGACTGTGGGCTTTCGCGAGTTGAGCGAAGACATGGATGCCCTGGTGCTGGATGGGCTGGGCGACATGGGAACGGTCGGCGGTCGTGAGATCGCCGGTTTCTTTTCAGCCCCCTGGTTACAACCGCGCATGGGGCGGATCAACACCGCACTGCGAGAGCCGCAGTTCGAGATCCGCGTCAGTGATGCTTCAGGAATTGAGCCGGGCCAGCTGGTTCTTATTGATCTGCCGGCGCAAGACGGCGGCGGACAGTACGACCTGGTGAAACTGGAACCGGATGGCACCGGTTGGGTAGCGTTGTTGTTGAGGGCTAAACGATGAGCGTCGGTAGCTACGTCAAACCCTCGGCCGGTGGCGGGATGATCTCCCTACAAACCTCGGCAGCAGACCTGAAAGCCTTTCAGGATTTCGCCGCCCTGGTGCCCAAGGCAGCTGCTGCTGCACAGCGGCGAGCCATCAACAAAACGTTGAGATGGCTCGCCACGCAAATTGCCCGCGCCGTTGGCCGACAGGAGCGCATTGCGGTTGCTGCTGTGCGGCAGCGGCTGCGAGCTTACCCGGTCAGCGGTGGAGCGAACAGCGGCAAGCTTTGGTTCGGCCTGAACGCCATAGAGGCCAGCCGCATCGGCAGGCCCCGGCAGAGCCGGTCCGGCGTCTCGGTGGCGGGGCGCCGCTTTCAGGGGGCGTTCTTCAAGAAGGTTTACGGCAACAGCGCAGACGTCTGGATCCGCACCGCCAGTAAGCATTTCGACGCCAGTGACTACCCCGATAGCGATGTCAGCGGGGCAGGCGGGGCCAGTTCGGGCTGGATCGCCGAACACGGCAGCCGCTTTCCCCTGGCGAAAGCCAAGGTGTCGCTTGAGCAGGCGCGGCCACATTTCGAAAGCTGGATCCGCAAGGCCGACGAACAGTTGCTGCACGTCCTGCAGCAGGAACTCAATTTTGAACTGCAGAAACACCTGAAGGGGACATGACATGACGGATCAAGTCGATGAACCGTTCAGCCTTGATCAGTTGTATCAAGCCATTGAACGGCATATTCAGGATCACCTGCCAGGTATTCAGACAGTTGCAGTCTGGCCGAACATTGATGATCGCATCGCATTGCCGGCGGTTCTGGTCGAATTGGCAGAGATGGAGCCGGGCCTCGATCCTGGAACCGGCGAAACTGGCCTGTCCTGCAAGTTCGAGGCGCGGGTGATTACTGACCCGATTCAGCCCGATC